TGCAACCACAATGGTTATCGCATCCAACTCGGTTGCAAAGACCACACTTGCTGGTCAAGTGACCTTGTCGGTTCAGGACATTGACTTCACCTCACCTGCAGCGATGCAGTTGATCTTGAATGACCTTATGGGCGAATACATGATTGCATCGGACAACCTTGCAGCAGACAACTTGCTCACCGCAGCAACATCGTCTGGCGTATGGGACGGCACCGTTGCTGACTTGCTGAAGTCGGTTTATGACTCAGCTGTAGACATTTCAAACGGTCGCAACTGGACACCAACCCACATGTTCGTAAGCCCAGACGTATGGGGTCAACTCGGACAACTTGCCGACACAACTGGCCGTCCAGTATTCCCATTCATCGGCGCTGGCCTCACCGGTCAGAACGCACTTGGCAACGCAAGCGCATCATCATGGAACGGCAACCCACTCGGCTTGCAGTTGGTAGTTGACAGCAACTTCGCTGCAAAGACCATGATCATCACCCGTGTTGGTCAAGGCCAAGGCGATGCTTACGAGTTCTACGAATCAATCCGTGGCCTCATGAGCGTTGAACAGCCGTCGGTACTTGGACGCAACATGAGTTTCCATGGCTACGTATCCACGTTCGCTGCGATCTCTGGAATGATCCGCAAGATCACCCAGGCTTAGTCGAGAGCGGGCTAACCGCTCATGGCAACATACACAGTTACCAACAAGTACCTGATTGACAACTTTGCCGTACTGCAACTCCTGACCCCATCGGATATTGCAGTCGGCACTTCAATCGTTGTCGCTGGTGTCGATGCGACCTTTAATGGCTCGTATTCCGTAAGGGCGCTTCCCCAGTATTTGTTCTTGGGCGTTGATACACAGGGCGACCTGCTGTACGACTACCAGGTGCCGATCGCTGATCAGGTGCTTTACGCCAAGACCGCTGACGATGTTGAGCGCGTCGCAGCGTCTGGAACCGTGTCTTATGCGCCAGTTTGCACGTGGGTGACGGCCGCACAGGTTATGTCGTATTTGGGCATCACCATTGCTGACCCGTCTGACGATTACACGTTGCTCACGCAATCTGTATCAGCTGGTAATCAGTTCTGTTATCGCAGGCGTCAGGAATCGGGCTATATCGACTCTCTAACGACCTCTCCGGGCGGTGACGCCACATTGGGCACTTTGATGTATTGCGCCGCTCTATGGCGCTCTAGGGGCTCAATAGAGACAACCTACGCCACGTTTGACGGCATGGGTTCAGCACCACAGCAAAGCCTGACCCCGATCGTTAAGCAGCTCTTAGGTATCCCTCGTCCAGCGGTCGCCTAATGGCATACACAGACTTGTTTAACGAGGCCATTGACGATGTCACGGCAACGCTTACCGCGGTAACAGGTTTGCGCGTAGTAAACGATTCAACAAAAATCGGACCTAATTGCGTGTTCCTTGATGCCCCTAGTTTTGACACATTTGCCGGCAACGGCAACATTGTCCGCATGGAATTCCCAATTAAGGTAATCGGCTCAGGCCCAGCAGGGTTGCCGATACTTCGATCAATTCTCGGCATCGTGGCAACCGTTCTTAGCTCACCAATCATTGTTATGGCTGGCCGTCCTGGCAGCCTTGAGATTGGTGGCGCGCTTTACCCTTGCTATGACCTTGACTGCGCAATACAGGCACAAAAAGCATGAGCTTTGTGATCGCATCCGAAAAGGTCGGCAAGATCGGTGAACCATACACGCCAAAAGACGGCATAAACGTTGACGCACTTTTGGCAGGCGGTTTCATCATAGAAGCATCAACCACAGAAGCAGAAAAACCTGCTAAAACTAAACCTAAGAAAGCATCCAAGGAGTAACCATGGCAACTAGCACCTATCTCTCAAACCCAGTCGTAACCGTGAACAGCGTTGACCTCAGCGATCAATGCACAGGCGCAACCGTCAACATCAACGTTGATCAGCTCGAAGCAACCGCATTCGGAGACACCGCTCGCAAATACGTTGCAGGCCTCGGCTCAAGTTCAATCACACTTGACTTCTATGCCAGTTTTGCCGCCTCAGAAACTTGGGCCAGTTTAAATGCCCTAGTTGGCACCAGCACGACCGTCATCGTTCAACCAGCTACTGGTGCAGAATCTGCAACCAATCCAAAGATGACCCTCACGGGCACATTCTTGGCCACGTTGCCAGTTGTCAACTCGCTTGGTGCTCTTGGCACAATTAGCGTTACGTTCAACGGCGGCGTTTACTCAACAGACGTCACCCCATAATCTGACCGCGCACCGGTCCGACACGAAAGCGAGACAAGATGAAACTGCACCTTAAAGTGACAGAAGAAGGTAAAGACCCATACGAAGTGACGACCAACCTCGTCACACTTGTTGCATGGGAAAGGCGCTTCAAACGCAAAGCATCAGACATGGCAAACGGCATTGGTGTTGAAGACCTTGCGTTTTTAGCGTGGGAAGCATCAAAGCAAGCAAAGATTGTTGTGCCAGGAGAGTTTGACAAATACATTGCCAAGCTTGAATCGGTAGAAGTGATTGCAGAGGAACTGGAAAACCCTACCCACGCGGAACTCACAGAAGGCTCCTAGCAGAACTGCTAGTTGCCATTTCGTGGGCTCCGCGCTTTTACGAGGAAGAGTTTGACACCGCCGACTTACTTACTGTCACTACTGTGTTAGAGGAGAAGAACAGGAACAAGTGACATGGCGAAAACAGGTATTCAGGTTTATGGGGTTAAAGAAGACCTCAAAAGGCTGAACAAACTTGCCCCAGATTTGCGTAAGCAAATACTGCAAGATGCCAAAGCCATCGTTGAGCCTGTCGTTCGCACAGCTGCAGGCGCTTACCCTGACCGATACCTGTCTGGCATGTCTCGAGCCTGGACTCAAGGCACAGCCAAAAAGTTTCCTTACGACAAAACAAAAGCCGTCAAAGGAATACAAGTCAAAGTTGACACGCGCAAAAAATCACAGTCAACAATTACAATCATTCAGAAAAACCCTGCAGCAACAATCATTGACATGGCAGGCAAAAAAGGCGGCAAAACCCCAGCAGGCAAAAACATGATCGCTGGATTAACAATGCATTTTGGTGGGCCTAGTCGAGTGATGTGGCCGTCCTACGATCTCAACGCTGATCAAGTAAACCAAAACATGGTGGAACTCGTTGACACAATCACAGACCAAATCAACGTGGCGTTAAGCAGGAGCAACCTCTAATGGCTATTCGCATTCCCATCATCACAGAACTTGACCCAAAGGGACTTGAAAAAACTTTTGAGCAGTTTAAAAAATTAGAGACCAATTCCCAGCGCGCGGCGTTCGCTGTCAACAAAGCATTCTTGCCGGCTACGGCGGCGCTTGCTGCTTTGGGTGCTGGTTTGGTTATTACGGCAAAGGCGGCTGCGGCTGATCAGGCTGCACAGGCTCAACTTGCACGTCAGTTGCGGGCAACGACTGGTGCAACTGATGAACAGATTAAAGCCAATGAAGAGTTTGTTAGTTCTTTGTCTATGGCGGCAGCGGTTGCAGATGATGAATTGCGTCCAGCGCTTGCCAGCCTGGTGCGTGGTACGGGTGATTTAGCAACGGCACAGGATGCGCTGAAAACCGTACTTGACGTAAGTGCGGCGACTGGTAAGTCAGTCCAAGAGGTAGCGGACGCGGTCAGCAAAGCGTATGGCGGAAATACAAAAGCGATTAAGGCTTTGTCACCAGAGTTGTTTTCGCTAATTAAAGACGGCGCAAGTGTTGATGAGGTAATGAAGTCACTTGCCAACACGTTTGGCGGGTCGGCAACAACTGCTGCAAACTCCGCGGAAGGTCAATTTAAAAAGTTTGGCATTGCCATGGACGAATTAAAAGAATCCATCGGAACTGCTTTGCTACCAATAGCAACAAAATTCATTGGCTTTTTGACCGACCTTGCAAATTGGGCATCCAAAAACACTTACCTGATTGTTGGAATTGGAACCGCCATTGGTTTAATTGCCACAGCCGTGATTGGAGTAAACGCCGCATTTAAGATTTATCGAGCCGCTGCGCTTTTAACTCAGGGCGTAAACTTCTTGCTGGCGACATCATTTACCGCCGTTCAGGTCTCTACGGTTGTAGGAATTGCAACCGCTGTTGCCGCCGCCGCCGCGCTTGCCGTATACGTCACAAAAATTAAAGGCATTCAAGCACAGCTTGGAGCGCCAACAGAACAAGGTTTCATTGGCCCACAGTTGACGCAAGAACAATATGACGCAATGGACAAAGCGTTCAAAGCAACACAAAAACTTGGTGGCGGTGTTGACACCATGAAACAAAAGATTGAAGCCGCAAGAAAAGAACTTGCCGACCAATTTTCTAAAGCATTAGATTTTGCTACAGACAAACTTGAAAAAGCCCGAAAAGCCTATGAAGATTTTGCAGGCACAGTTTCAAGTTCTTTAACAGGAGAATTTTCTGTTTCTGATGCTGCAAACGCAGCCAAAGAAGCTGGCACAAGCATTCTTGATCAGCTCAACCAGCAAGCCGCTGGAGCCAAACAATTCGGCAAACAAGTTGAGCAACTGCTCAGCCTGGGCATATCCGAAAACGCTTTAAAGCGCGTCCTAGAGGCTGGACAAGAGGCTGGTAGCGCAATTGCCACAGAACTCATCCAAGGCGGCTCAGAAGCCATTACAGGCCCCAATGGCATTAACCAGTTAGTAAGCGACCTGAACTTTGTTGCTGATGCCCTTGGCATTTTGGCAGCTGATCAGTTTTATGCGTCAGGTGTCAAACAGGGTGAAGCATTGGTACAAGGCATCTCAGACGCTATTGCCAAGGCTCAACTAAAACTTAAAAACCCGAACCTGAAATTGGCAGACCTTAAAGGCATTGGGGCGGCATTCTCAAGCACCGTGGCAAACCTGAATCAAGGCCCGCAAGCCTCACCATCGTTCACAGGCGACACGTCAGGCATAATGGCAAACCGTAACAGCAACTACACCGTCAACGTCACAGGCGGACTTGCCACAAGCGCCGAGATCGGTGAAAGCGTTGTTAACGCATTGCGCGCATACTCACGCTCCGCAGGTCCACTACAGATACCGGTTGCATAATGCCAGGCACCGCAGTCCTTGACTCTGGCAACTATTCACTAAACATTGCCACAGGATTTCAAGTAGACGCGTTTGTCTTAGATGGTGCACTCAAAGGAGTCCTAGACAACACGTCCTATGTGCTTGACGGCACCACAGAATTTGCTGACGTCATGTCATCAACCACAAACGCCGTTGTGCGCCGTGGACGCCGTGACGTTGGCGACCAATTCAGCGCTGGAACAATGGCATTTACCATCCAAGACGTGGACGGCATTTTCAACCCGTTTGATCAAAACAGCCCGTATTACGACACCGCCGAATCCAAGCCTGGGCTTGCCCCATTGCGCGAAGTACAGCTCATCCGTTACGACTCCACCAATGACCCAGAATTTTTGTTTAGCGGATATGTCGTCAATTACGACTACAACTTTGCGCTAGGCGGTCTGGACACCGTGACGGTGTATTGCGCTGACCAGTTCTATCTTCTAGCCCAAACCTATTTAGACGCATTGAACCCATCGTCAGAAACATCAGGTCAACGCATAGAAACAGTCCTTGACCTGCCAGAAGTTGACTTCCCTGTTTTAGCTCGAGACATCGCCACAGGCACCGTCAACCTTGGCCACGATGCTGCTTATAACGTGCCGGCAGGAACTAGCGCGCTGGGCTACATAACCCAGATCAACGAAACAGCCGAGTTCGGGCGAGTGTTTATGTCTAGGGCAGGCGTGTTCACATTCCAAGAACGCATCGGCACCACGTTAAGCGCGCCATTAGCCGAGTTTAAGGACGATGGCACAGGGTACAAGTTTGATGGCGTTGGCATCAGTTTTGAGGCTGACTACGTGATCAATCGATCGGTCGTTACAGGCCTGGACGGTGACACATACACGGCCACAGACCCCACGTCAATTGCCACATATTTTATTCAAACGGCAAGCATTACAAACAGCCTGTTGC